TATATACCTGAACAGGTATATATATATTATTATGGATTGCGTTATTTTGCAGCCAAAAGCTATCGGTGAACTTTTGGTCATTGTAGTGAGATACAGGCGTAATGATCTGGATCCATTATCGTTACTGCAAAAGCACGAGTATAGTAGGGCAATTTGCGTTGATACTTAAAAAAGCGTGTGCATTGACTAGCACACACGTTAATTATTTCTAAATAGTCAATCTTCAGGAACCTTCCTAAAGTGATAATATTTAATACTAATAAAAGTTTAAATACATTCTACATATAGCATCTCTGGTCTAAGTAAACCTCTCGGAATGTTATTATTAAATATTATTTTATATACACTGGGTTCACCCCCCAGATGAAACTCCCCAATTACATATAACCCTACATGTGCGTAATCGTGGTAGGCATTTATTTCACCAAATAAATGTTGTGTATTGAGTCCACGCTAAGTATATATTTAGCTCAGATACACAAGTCTCCGGACTATAAATCTAATAATTCATAGTTTTTGTTTGGGACTCTGAACCCTTCATTCTTATACAATCTTTAAAAGTATAAGCGGTACTATTATATCGTAAGAAGAATAAAAACTTCATTATATAGTTGAAATCTATTTCTTTTCACCTCTGGAGTTAGGTAAACAACAAATTTAAATTTTAATTACAACCATGAATACAACTAACAATATAACGATTAATGCTTCCTCGGACCAATACTTGAGCCCTCGTCCGTCCTCCCAAATCAAACATGAATTATTAAAAATTAATAATTATTACTCATATTCGCATATTATTTCTTGTGAGAAAGAACTATGCAACCAAAAAAGTAAGTGTCGTGAGCTTACGAATATGAAAAAACAATCTCGAGATTCTACATCAACACTATTTGAATCATTTAGTGGTATTGATTTAACAACTTTAAATATTTTCAAAGAAAAATGTGGTACAGACTTCATTTTTTTTGAAACTTTTTGTGAAGATTTAACATATCTGATACGATCTATATATAGATCACAAACATCGTCATATAAAACTGAAGAAGTTATTGAATCAATTATAATTTTTATAAGATTACGAACAGGTAAATCTTTACTATCTCTATCATGTGAGACACTATCAAAGTGCGGTAAGCTTGGAGAAATAGTATTGGATCTTATAGAAACTCTTGCTTCATACACCCATGGAGATAATCTTAAAACCCAATCAATTGATTCTTTCAGTGATAATGTTGATTCTATATATGATATTTTTAATAAATTCACATCATTGAAAGATACTAAAATATATCAAAAAACTCATAGGCTTATAATGTATTTTTTAAGTATGGGTTTTTGTGATATTATCAATATTAAGATGACTGATATTGGTTATACTTGTTTAGAAGCTAATATGCTTAAACAAAAATATAAGTTTGGGCCCACCTTTATTGTTACTCTTATTGACACTTGTCTATATATTCTTAAAAAAGGCATACAAATCATTAAGACAGGTGACGTTAATTGTATATACCATAGTGGAGAAACTTATGGTGCTGTATACGATGACTATCTCATTCTCAAGAAACAAACTCCACAATTACATAACCCAGAATTATTTGGATTTAATTTAAGTTCTCACCAGAGTTTACTTGATAACACTATTGAGAAATACCAAAACATTAAAAAACATTCAGGTTCTATGTCCAAATTTGATAAGGATAATACAATCAAAATTCTTAATGAGTTAGAATTTTGGCGTACTGAATTGATAACAAAAAAGAGTTCGAGAAATTTAAGAAAATCTCCATTTTCTGTTCTTTTTTTTGGAGAATCAGGTGTTGGTAAAACTTATTTGAAAGAAATACTATTCAATTTTTATGGTAAAGTTATGAATTTGGATACTAAATCAGATTTTTGTTTCACCCGATCGCCTGGTGCCAATTTTTGGGATGGTTTTCGTTCTAGTATGTGGTGTGTTGTTCTAGACGATGTTGGTTTTCCACATCCTAATAAATGTCCTAATGGAGATGAAACTTTTAAAGATATGATTCAAATTCAAAATAATCAACCTTTTTGTCCGGATCAAGCTGCTTTAGAAGATAAGGGTAAGACTCCAATGTTGGCAAGACTATTAATAGCTACAACTAACATTAAAAATTTGAATGCAGCACAATATTTTACTCATGCTTCTGCTGTTCAAAGACGTTTACCTATAGTTATAACGCCAACTGTTAAACCAGAATTTGCTAAATCTGATGGTATGTTAGATCGATCTAAATTACCACCCCGTGTGTCCGGTGAATATGATGATTATTGGACTTTTGATGTTGATATCGTTGAAGCTGTTTTAACTACATCTACTGAAAAATATGCTAATTACAATCGTATTTTAGATAACTGCTCATTGTTACAATTATTACAATTTCTAAAGAAAGCTATTGATGATCATGAAGAAGGTCAAATCAAATTTATGAATGCAGTATCTGATATGAATAATATTGAATTATGTCCAATATGTTTTTTACCTACGATGCAATTTTGTAAGTGTGATCCTATTAAAGTTCAATTAATGAAACAAGTTTTACAAGATAGAAATGTAAATATCATTAAACCTATATCAAATTTATGGATTGATTTAAAACAATATATATCTAGATACACTAGTAATAAATTATTTCCTGACGAAGACATTTTTAAGTTAAAATTAGTAGAACAAATGGAAAAGGAATTTCCAGTTCAACATATTCAACAAAGTTCTTTGGAATTACATTTGACTATTATAGGATACTTATCTTTGTTTACTTTTATATGTTACAATATGATCATGTTTAAATTAGGTAATGTACGACGAGATGTTGATACACTTCGTCGAACAATGTATTATCCAACTTTATTCTTTAAATTTATTGGAGAATGTAAAACATATTTGTTTGGTTTTCATCCAACAACTCGTGAGTATTGGGTTAATTTGGGTTTAAATCAACAACGACGATTAGTTGGTTTGAGCACACATATTAAACTCATATCTATAATTACAGCTATATCAAGTGTTGGTGTTATTATATCTCTATACAACAAATTTAGTAAGAAAAAACAACATTATCAGCAAATGACGAATGTTGAATTGGATGCTATTGGTATTAAACCTAAACCTCGAGATGATGAAAGACATAATCCTTGGATTAAAGAAGATATTCATCTTAGTAAATTTGAATTAACACCACAAATTACTTCTAATAAATCTGATAATTTAGAAGTATTTAATGAACGTGTTGCTCGCAACTGCATTTTCATCAAAACATCATTACCTGGAAATAAAGGCTTAAGAAAAGCCCGTGCTGTATGTTTACGGGGTAATATGTATATTACAAATGATCATAATATACCTCCATTGGATCAATTTTCTTATATTACCATTACACAATCTGTTGTAACAAATGGTGTAACTAATAATGTTACTGCTAAATTATCCGAAAGTGATGTAATTCGTATTCCTGATCGAGATTTATGTATTGTCACATTGACATGCATATGTCCCAAAAAAGGCATATTTGAGTTATTACCTAAAAAACGTGTTAATACTATATGTAATGGTACATATATTATACGTGAAGAAAATGGTTGTATAACATACAAAGATTTACATAAAATTCAGTTACGGAAAGAATATAAGTATATTGATGTTGATAATATTGTAAATACTATTTCTAACGTTTGGACGGCTACGTGTCCAATGTCAACTATTGATGGTGAATGTGGAAGTCCTATGATTGTTAATACACCTATGGGCAAATTTGTAGGAGGAATACATGTTTTGGGTAAAGAAGGTTCTATGAATGTAGTTTCACATGCTATCTTTAGAGAAGATTTAAAGATATTCTTAAAGTTAATAGTATGTGTAGTATGCAATCAGATGATCCAAAGATATCAGCACCAGGTTTTATAAGAGATCTTGGTGAATTACATCGCAAAGCAAATATTCGTTTTTTAGAAAGTGGTAGTGCTGATATATATGGATCATTTAATGATTTTAGATCGGCTCCTCGGTCTACAGTTGATATATCACCTTTGGCTAATCACTTATCCCCACATGGATATAAAATTAAGTATGGTAAACCGGAAATGACATCTTGGGAACCATGGAATTTAGCATTGCAAGATCTTACTAATCCATTACAGAATTTTGACAGTGATGTGTTAAATATCATAGGTCAATCTTTTATGGATGATATTGATTTACGGGCTAATGTTGATCAATTAAGTGAAGTTTGTGTTGTTGATTTATTCACAGCTATTAATGGTGCAGAAGGGGTTTCTTATATTGATAAAATTAATCGTAATACTAGTGCTGGTGCACCGTGGAAACGCGCAAAAAAGAATTTTATGTTTGATATACCTTCTCAACATGGTTTACAAGATCCTGTTGATATTGATGATAATATCAAAATGCGATGTGCTAATATAATTGAAAATTACCATAATAATAAACGTTCTAATTGTATTTATACTGCACATCTTAAAGATGAAGCAGTATCATTTGCTAAGATGAGAGCAAAAAAGACAAGGGTTTTTTCTAGTTCTCCTATGGATCAAACTCTAGTTACAAGAATGTATACTGTAGGTCTGGTGAGATATATTCAAAATAATAAGAGTATTTTTGAAAGTGCACCTGGAATGGTTGCACAATCACATGAATGGAAATTATTATATGATTATGTTACTAGATTTGGTACAGATCGTATTATAGCAGGAGATTACCGCAAATTTGATAAAACTATGCCTGCAAAATTCATACTAAAAGCCTTTGAAATTTTAAAACATGTTTGTGAGACATCTTGCAATTATACAGATAAAGATCTTAAAGTTATAGATGGAATAGCTATTGATACAGCTTATGCTATGACTGATTTTAATGGTGATCTAATACAATTTTTTGGGAGCAATCCTTCTGGTCATGCTTTAACAGTTATTATTAATGGTCTAGTTAATAGTTTGTATATGCGTTATGCATATTACTTACTAAATCCTAATCGAGAAAGTAAAAGTTTTAGAGACAATGTTAATTTAGTAACTTACGGTGATGATAATCTTATGGGGGTTAATATCCTATGTCCGTGGTTTAATCATACATCTATATCCAAACTATTTGCTATATATGGTCTTGGATATACTATGGCCGACAAAGATGCAGAAAGTAGACCTTATATACACATATCTGAAGCATCATTTCTTAAGAGAGGTTTTAAATTAGATAATGATACAAATTTCTGTATGGCTCCAATAGAACATGAGTCTATTGAAAAAAGTTTAATGGTATGGACATACTCTAAATCTGTGTGTCCAGCAAAACAAGCTATAAGTGTTGTGAGTAGCGCTCTTCGAGAGTATTTTTTCTATGGTAAAATAATTTTCGAGGAAAAAAGACTTCTATTACAAAAAATTGTGATAGAGGCTGGATATGAATTGTGGATTGAAGAATCTACTTTCCCTGAATGGGAGGATCTTGTCCAGACTTATAGAGATGCGTCTATAGGTTCTAAATTTTAAAAACGCTAAGTCTTTCATTAGAGACTATAAATAATTAATGATAGTATGGTGAACTATTCAAAAACATATTTGTTTTAGCCTAATTAGCTATTACATCTCAAAATAAATTGCAAACAATAATAAGGCAGGCCGTCCGAGTAAACGAGCCAACGCGCGCAATCTGCGAAAGATTGCCCAGAAGGTAGGTGAGATCCTACCTCGGTGTAAGTGTATTTGTTCCACTGACACTGATATTATTGAACAAACTCATCATATGGATGTTAACTGTGTTATTCAAGGTACTGATTATAATCCAAATTATGATAATCTTATATCTTCGAGTAATAATATTACCAAGTTTGCACCATTGCAATTTGAAGATGAAGATTATGAGATTTTAATTAAACAATCTTCTGATGTACAACAAGTAACAACGAATTTTGGTATTGCAGAAGAATCTAAACCTGTGGATATACCTAACGTTCGTCAAGATGATGTAGATTATAGTTCACCATCTGTAGATTTAGAGACCTTCTTATCTCGACCTGTACGCATAGCATCTTATATCTGGGCTGATAATGCAACATTTTCTCAAGCTTTTTCACCATGGTTATTATATTTTAATAATGCCGCTGTTAAAAAGAAATTAGATAATTTTGCATACATTCGTTGTAATTTACATGTTAAATTTATAGTGAATGCATCACCATTTTACTATGGTACAACACTTGCAGCTTATAGACCACTATCTAATTTAGCTACATCAGATTTTTATGAACCTAGTTTGGCTAGAGATTTAACTGGACTAGAACAAGGTTATCTTATGGCCATTTCGCAACGACCTCATGTATTATTAGATGCAGCAGGATGTGTTGGAGGTACTATGACTTTACCTTTTTTGTTTCC